GGACTAAAATGTTAGCAGTCACATTGACCCTATCCACAGTTATTTCAGTAATGTTTTTACTGGTCGGTGGTGTAATAGGTTACTTACTTAAAGAATACGTTATCGAAAGGAACTCTACATACATTCCAACTCATCCAGAAATGTTTGACGAGAATGGTCAGATTATTGCAGATGACATTCTTGCAGTAAGGTTCGACAATACCCCAGAAGATTTTGGTACTGAAGAACATTGACACTATAAAATAAATACTGTACACTGAATAAAATTATTAATAACCATGGCTACATCAACAAAAAAAGTTACTACACCAAAGAAACTTCCACCCAATCCATTCATTCATGAAATTTTTGAATACGTTTCTGGACAAAGAACCGTAGCAAAAAAGGTAGAAGCACTGAAAGAATATCGTTGTGACGCAGTAACTACACTTTTGATTTGGAACTTTGATGACACTGTAGTGTCTATGCTTCCAGAAGGTGAAGTTCCCTTTGAGAAGAATGATGTTCCTGTAGGAACAGATCATAGTTCTCTTCGTAAAGAGTATAGAAACCTTTATCATTTTGTCAAAGGTGGTAATGATAGTCTCTCTAAAACTCGTAGGGAGTCTATGTTCATTCAAATTCTTGAGGTTCTTCATCCAACTGAAGCAAATCTTCTTTGTCTTGTGAAAGATAAACTTATAGAAAGTCAATACAAAATTAATAAGGGTGTAGTTGAATCCGCATACCCCGATATCCAATGGGGAGGTAGATCTTGAGCGATAAGATAAAATTTATTCATACTGATTGTGACCCAACACTAGCACAAGATAAAAGTCTACCTACTAGTGCATATCTAATTGAGTACCTCCAAGATGGAAATACTCATTTTGATATTGTAGTCGCTACAAAACAAGTTGATATCTTTGACCACTATTGGGACAACTATCGAAGTGATTTTAAAACTATCACTCAGGCAGAAGGAAGAATCAGTCCTAAACTATGGGGTAATCCTCCACCAAAAGAAAAGGAAAAGAAGAAAAAATGAGTAACGGTTTTGATATTAAGTTCGAAGGACTGGATATGGACTCCGATCAAGTCCAGGCTCTTCTTAAACAGTATAAAAAGATAAAAAAATATCAGAAGTCTAATTTGTTTGCGGTTAAGACCATCGATGGGACAGAAGATTATGTCTCTGAACTAATTAAGGAAGGTGAAGAATACGGCGCCCTTGACTAAATAGATATACTGGTCTACAATAGACCTATCGTTCATCCCCACTGAGGGGACGCAAGTAAGTCGCGGAACGGAGCGTTCATCCCATGAAATTCCTTCTACCTTTATTGCTTTTAATATCTCCGGCATATTCTGATGAGTATTTTATGCCTTGTCAACATGTTAGAGAGGTTGCAGAAGTTGTATTGGAAGACCCTTACCTTTCTGAAAGGAACAAAAAGATTATTCTTAGAAACCTTTTAGGTAGGCATGGTATGGGTTGTCTTTCAAGGGACGCAAACGACTAAAGGAACGGGCCTAAAAATCCAACTACTTTAGGAGTAAACTCATGAACACACTTCAAATGATCAAAAAGCAGATCAACAAAGCATCTGCTCTTCATGATGCACAAATCAATCACACTACATATCGTGGTGTTGAGTATGATACGCGTTGTGTGAAGTCAAGTGAAACCCATGGTGCATTTTGTTACCGTGGTCGTACTTACACCAAGTGACACTTGTCACAGGTTCAGTTATCTGATAGACTGGGGAGACACAAGTCTCCCTTTTTTTATGGAAAAAGATAAACTTAAACTTATTACAAGAAATCTTAGACTCTTGGTTGATGCATTAGAATCAGAAGTCTATTCTGATGTTAATTCTTACACTCAAAAACTAGAGGAAACTCTACCCCCACTCCCAGATTATGATGAGGTTTATGAAGATGATGAATGATGATTGGAGATACTCTGAAGACCGAATGGTACTTCGTCAGCAGTGTCTTGGTATCCTGTTAAATAAGTATGGAAGAACCAAGATAGAAGAAGAGTCATATAGTACCCAAGACATTTACGAATGTGTAGACACCTGGGTTTCACAAGGCAATCAGTTAAGTAATGGAATAGTTTCTTATTTCAATACGTATTTCAATCATGAAAACAAAAAAAGCAATCAAGTACATTCTCAAGCATCCTGAACTTTTTAGTGAAGGTGACAGACTCTATGTCGAAAGAGTTAAACAAGAACGTAAACAACTAAAGTCTAAAACCAAAGATGAATCAAGCCAAACTAATCTCAGTAACACCTGACGCAGAAAAACAGATTGCATACTGTGCTCGTGTAAGTAATCCAAACAATCAGGATAGTGAAAAGTTTGCAGGACTTCTGAAGTACTGTATTAAACATCAGCACTGGTCTATTTTTGAACAGGCGTTTATGTCGCTAGAGATTGAGACTACTAGAGGTATTGCAGCCCAAGTGTTGCGTCATAGGAGTTTTACGTTTCAAGAGTTCTCACAAAGGTATGCAAGTACTAATCTTTTGAATACTGAGATTGAACTTCCTGAACTCCGTCGTCAGGATGATAAGAATCGTCAGAATAGTATTGATGACCTTGACCCTGAGGTGATCGATAAAATCAATCGTCAGATGATTACCTTATTCAGTTCTGCATCTAATCTTTATAATCAGATGTTGGATGTAGGTGTTGCAAAAGAGTGTGCTCGTTTTGTATTGCCACTTGCAACACCAACTAGAATGTATATGACTGGCTCCGTTCGCAGTTGGATTCATTACATCGAACTTCGTTCCTCTCATGGAACACAGAAAGAACACATGGATATTGCAAATTCATGTAAGGAGATTTTTAAAGAACAATTTCCTGTCATTTCAGAAGCCCTGGAGTGGTAATAAATATCAACACAAACATAATGGAGGTGAAGTTTTGGCAACATATCCGGTAAAACACAAAGACACTGGTGAAGTCAAAGAAGTTCAGATGAGTGTTCATGACTGGTCTCAGTGGTGTGAAGATAATCCAGACTGGTCAAGGTATTACACTCCAGACAATGCTCCTTGTTTAGGTATTGAAATGGGTGATCCCTTGAATAAGATCTATACTAAACATCCTGGGTGGAAGGATGTAATAACAAAGGCTAAGCAACAACCAGGTAGTACCCTAAAACATTACGATTAACATCCTATGGCTGTAAAAAAGAAAGCAGGTATTGGTAACACCAATCCCGTACCATTTGGTATGAGCAACAAGACGATGAAGAGGAAGAAACCGATTAATCTTGATTACATCAAGAAGGTAGAACCAATTACAGAAAATCAAGAACTGTTCTTTGAGAAATACAAAAGTCAACAGAATCTTGTTGCATATGGTTGTGCCGGTACAGGAAAGACCTTCATCTCCCTTTACAACGCCCTTCTGGATGTTCTAGACCCTAGGACACCCTACGAGAAGATCTACATCGTCAGGTCCCTTGTACCCACTAGAGAGATTGGGTTTCTTCCTGGCGATCACGAGGATAAGTCATCTCTGTATCAGATACCATATAAGAATATGGTGAAGTATATGTTTGAGATGCCTGATGATGCATCTTTTGAGATGTTGTATAACAACTTGAAAGCACAAGGTACCATCTCCTTCTGGTCCACCTCATTTATTCGTGGTACGACCCTAGACAATGTGATTGTAATTGTTGACGAGTTTCAGAACCTGAACTTCCATGAACTGGACTCGATGATTACTCGTATTGGTGAACACTCGAAGATTATGTTCTGTGGTGATGCAACTCAGTCTGACCTTACCAAACAGAACGAACGGAATGGTATCGCAGACTTCATGAGAATCTTGACGAACATGCCATCTTTTGATACAATTGAGTTTAACGCAGAGGATATCTGCAGAAGTGGTCTTGTGAAGGAGTACATCATTGCTAAACTTGAACTTGGTATGTAATGTTTAATCATCAGGATGTTCCTTTCGTTCCTATCGAACGAGAGAGTATTGACGGAGTTCGTTACTATAAAGTATTTGGAACTGAAGAACTTGTAAGAATGCCATCTATCACTTCGGTGATTAGTTGGAGAAACAAAGACAAGTTTAAAAAGTGGAGAGCAAAGGTTGGTGAACAAGAAGCCAACAATATTACTCGTAAGGCTACCCA